ATTCTCTGTAGATGGTACAAATGGTAAAATATACATTCTCAGTATAGCCGGTGACTTTACTATGTCCGGCACATACTCCATTCAAGCCTATTTGGAACTACCTGCTTGGCAGGGCCACTCTGATATTGGTGAATTCGAAGTCTTTGACAACCTGGTATAAAAATGAGTGAAGAAGAAAATAAGCGTAAAACAAAAGCGCAGCTACTAACAGCTTTTAAAGCTGACATGAAGTCAGCTGACACTCTCCGTCTTGAAGCTGTTACCAACAGGGATAACTGGAGAGCCCAGTACAACGGTGAACCATATGGTAATGAGCAGAATGGTAAGTCAGAGCTTGTATCCAGGGATATCAAACGCCAGGATGAATGGCAGCATGCCTCTGTTAAAGATCCTTTTGTGTCTGATGCAGACATCATAAAATGTAAGCCGATCACATTCGAAGACAAATTATCAGCTGATCAGAACGAGTTAGTACTGAATTACCAGTTCACCAGGCAGTTCAACCGCTACAAATTCATGACAGATGTCATAAAATTACATTACTCTGAAGGCACCGTAATTGTAAAAACTGGGTGGCAGTATGAAGACGAAGAGGTAGAAGTTGAAATCCCTCAGTTCGCCGTACACCCTATGACCGGTCAGCCTGTCCAGGTAAGCACAGTAACACAGAAGCAATTAAACGTTCTGATAAATAAGCCAGATGCTGAAGTATGCCGTATTGAAGACGTGTATATGGATCCTACTGCTGAAGGAGATGCTGAGAAAGCACAGTTCTTCGTACACCGGTATGAGTCTGACATCAGTAGTTTACGTAAAGCCAAGAAGTACAAGAATCTGAAGAAACTTGCCACGAATATGGCGAGAGAAGATAATGACTTCGAGCCAACAGATGATACTGAATTTGTATTTGAAGACCAGGCCCGTAAGAAAATTATCGTCCATGAGTACTGGGGCAACTACGATATCAATAATACCGGGATAGCCATACCGATCGTATGCACCTGGGTGAACGACACTATCATTCAGCTTGAGGACAATCCTCTGCCTGGTCAGGGCATACCATTTTTGGTATTGGCTAACAACTCAATCCCATTCAAACTCTACGGAGAAGCAAACGCAGAGCTTATTGGCGATAACCAGAAGATAGCTACCGCTGTTAAGCGTGGTATCCTGGATAACATGGCCAACTCGAACAATGCCCAGAAGGGTATGAGAGTAGGCGCTTTAGATACATTGAACACGAAGAGATTCCTGAACGGGAAGAATTTCAGCTTTAATGGTAGTGCTGCAGATTTTTATGAGGGTAATTATAACAACATCCCCGGCAGCGTATTCCAAGTACTGGAAATGATCAATGGTGAAACTGAGTCAATGCTTGGTGTCAAGAGCTTCTCGGCTGGTATCAGCGGATCAGGTCTTGGATCAACAGCTACTGCAGCTAGAGGGGCTCTGGATGCTGTATCAGTGCGTCGATTAGACATTGTACGTAACATTGCAGAGAACCTTATTAAACCTCTCATGCGTAAGTGGACAGAATATAACAGTGAGTTCCTGCAGCCAGAAGAAGTTATACGCATAACTAACGATGAATTCATCCCAGTTAAGCGTGATGACCTTGCCGGATCGATAGATATTCAGATCGAAGTATCCACATCTGAAGACAATGCGATGAAGTCTGAGAGATTGGCATTCATGCTGCAGACCGGTCAACAAACTATGGACCAGGGCGAAGTAAGACTGATACGTGCTGAGATGGCTCGATTGGACAGAATGCCTACCTTGGCCAAGAAAATTGAAGAATTTGCCCCTGAGCCAGATCCTTATGCTGAAAAGATGAAGGAACTTGAGATCAGAGGAAAAGAAGCTGAGATCGAAGAACGTCTGTCTCGTGCAAGAGAGAACGAAGTTGATATTCGTGCTAAAACTGCCAAGGCAATACTCGATGAAGCCCGTGCTAGAGACCTTAACTCAACTGCTGACAATAAAGATTTGGACTTCACTCGAAAAGTTGAAGGTACTGAATTCAGTGAGAAAATGACTGAGAAAGATCACGACAGAGAAACTGCTGCAGGATTAAAAGTAATGGATAATAAAAAAAGAGTTGACTAAACGGTAACATTTAATATAACATATGGTTTCATTAGCTTAACCAACAAACCAACCAACCAACCAAAGGACTCAATTAATGAGCAACCAAGACATTGAATTAGAAACAACCGAACTTGAACAATACGTGATGATGGGTGAAGCACTTGACCGCTTACGTAAAAATCCAGATTTTAACCTGGTAATTGAAGAAGGATACATGAAAGATAAAGCTCTGGCCTCTGTCAGTCTTTTATCGGTACCACAGGTACAGGCAGAAGGTCGTCGTCCTGGTTTGATTGAAGATTTAATTGCCTGCAGTAACCTAGGCTATTTCTTCAACATGATTGATCAGTTCCACGTAGGTGCTACTGCTCCCATCTTAAGTGATGAAGAAGAAGCCGAGTTAGATGCCGCAGAAGCTGCAATTAACCTTGCAAATTCTAGCGAAGGAGTTTAATAGTTATGCCAAAGGATCTTTCTCAAGACGAAGTATTTGACAACGACCTCGACCCAATTGCTGCAATTGCTGCTATCAGACGGGAAGAAGGTGTTCCAGAAGACGAAATTATAGTCCCTGACGAAACACCAGAGGAAGATCCTGCGGCAGACACTGATGACGGTGAAGATGAGCTTGATAATCTCGAAGATAAAGGCGCTGACAACGATGACAGCACTGATGATGCTGGCGATAACACTGAAGAGCCCGGTAGTGATGACGTGGATGACGGTGATCCAGACGCAGATCCAGGTACTGAAGATGAGGATACAGACGAGGACGATGAGTCCGAAGAGAATGTATCAAAGGATAAGCCAGCGGTTATAGGCAGCAAAAAATTTAAGGCTAATGGCCAAGAATTTGAATTTACTGCAGAAGAAGTTAACGAACAGTTTGAAGTAGTTTTTGGCCAAGCCATGAACTACACGAAGAAAATGCAAGCCATGGCTCCTTACCGGAAGATGATTTCCGCATTGGAAACTGAAGGTGTGACACAGGACCAGTTGAATACAGCTCTTGATGCTTTGAAAGGCAACAAAGACGCAATTGGTAAAATGCTTGCAGATAACGATATTGATCCGTATGATCTGACTGAAAAGGACGATGAAGATAACAAAGATGTATATAGTCCTACCGATTACGGAAAAAATGATGTACAATTAGGCATTGACGAGATAACTAAGAATATCTCCGGCGATGAAGAATTTAAAATCACAAAGGATGTCATAGACAACCAATGGGATGATAGCTCCAGAGAATCGTTTGCCAGCAACCCGGATATGATCCAGGGCCTGCACAACGACATTAAATCTGGAACTTACGATAAAGTTGCTCCGATAGCAATGAAGATGAAAGTAATAGATGGAAATACGAAGTCCGACCTCGAATACTACATGCTTGCAGGCCAAAAGGTTCAAGCAGCAGAACAGTCCTCTCAAGTAGAGCAAACTGTAGCTGACAAGAATAAAAAGGCACAAGATGCAGGAAACGAATTTGATGAAGCATCATCTGTAGCTCAGAAGAAACGATCAGCTGCGAATACACGCAAACGATCTGATCGTAAAGGTGTCGTTGACTATTTAGACGACGATGATGAAAAATTCGATGCCTGGTATAAAAACCTAGAGGCATCTAACTGAGGATAACTCCGATGGTAGATAATACTTACAGCCGTAATGACGGCAACTCCACACATGGACAAAATACCATTGTCCACTATTACGACAAAGCCGGTGTAAAAGCCGCAAACGCTATTGCTGTTTACGCCCAGTGGGCTGACAAACGCTCTATGCCTCTGAAGATGGGTACCACTTATAAAGTAAGTAAGTGGCTGCATATCTATGATCGCCTGATCGGTGATACAGATTTCGCATCTAAAGGTTACATGAGCTCTCGTAACATCGCTGGCATTTCTGATGGCCTGCCTACCCTTGCTGAGGGTGCTGGTGCAGTTAACAAGCAGACTATTGCTAAAGTTACAATCGACACACAGTTCGCCCGTTATGGTGAAATGCTGGATTACACTGATGAGATCGAAATGTTCTCTGAAGACGCTGTCCAGGTTCATTACCGCGAAGAGCTTGGTGCCCTGGCTAACGTCCGTGCTGAAGATCTGATTCAGTTGGATATGCTTGCAACAACTACTGTCATGTATGCTGGTTCTGCCACTTCCATGATCACTGTCGGTGATGAAATTCCTGATGATGCTGATGGTGTAGCTGGTGTTGATGATGCCACAACTCGCGTTACTTACGACTTTATCCGTAAAGCTGTTCGTAAACTGGTTCGTAACCGTGCTCCTAAGAACACGACTATCGTTACAGGCTCTACCAAGATCGATACACGGGTAGTTAACAAAGCGTTCTACGCTATCGTTGGCCCTGAAGTCAAGTATGACTTGGAAGGTATCATCAAGGGTTCTGTTGGTGTTGGTAATGAGTATGCATATGTTCCTGCATACAAGTATGCTGATGCAACTAACCTGGCTGAAGGCGAAGTTGGTGCGATGAACGATATCCGTTTCATCGAATCTGAAACTGCTATGGTCTATGCTGGTGCTGGTGGCTTAACTGCTTCTACAACTGCAGCTGGTGACGGTGAGTATGTTGGTTCTTTGGCTCATACCACTCATGACGCAGCTTCTGCAGCTCTGTTGAATACCTTCACTGGTGGTTCTGCATACTCTGATGCTGAAGATCGTTACGATGTCTTCCCAATCCTGGTACCAACAAAAGGCTCTTTTGCTACTGTTGGCCTGAAGGGTAACGGCAAGATTAAGTTTAACTCTCAAGCACCAAGTAAGATCGAACTCAGCAATCCTTACGGAACAACTGGCTTCTTCTCTTACAACATGTGGTACGCGGGTATAATCTTACGCGAAGAACGTTTGCTTAAGATCCTTACTGCAGCATCTGCATAATCTAACCGGTAGAGCCCCTAATTGTGGGGGCTCTTCCACTTTATAACTAAAACTGGAAATACTAATATGAGCGAACGCCAAGAATTACTTGATCAAGCAAATGACCTGGATCTGGAGTTTCATTCAAATATCCCAACAGATAAATTGAAAGCACTGATAGCAGACACACTTAACGCTGAACCTGCCAAACAGGAAAAGCCACCAGAACAAGCACCGGTAAACCCTAACCTGCGTCCACGACTGACACAACGACAACGTATTGTGAAAGCCAAGCAGCGTGCATTGAAAATGCAAGTGGTTACCATAACTAACAAAGACAATCGTGAAAACGATGTGATGACAACTGTCTCACTGAGCTTTGAAAACGAATTTTTCGGTATTAGCCGTACAGTTCCACTGGATATCCCAGTTGAAATTGAGACTGCTCTTGTCGAAGTCGCAGAGAACACAATGATGACTCTGCATAAAGACGAAATATTAAACGGCAAACGTACCGGCAATAAAACTGCTGTAGCTACCAAGAAATTTGCTGTGAGTTACGCAAAACAGGCTTAATGTACCTACTAAGCACGCCTACAACAATCGAATGGGTGTTGGGAGCTAATCCTAACACCCTTCTTTTTTCCGACCTAAACTTGGTCATCACTAACCCTGATGGTGAGTCCACATTCCTTGTAAGCCCTATTGCAGAGGAAGATTTTACAGCTCCCACAGACAGAATAAATGGCCTGGCATCGTATGTGATCACACCTGACATTGAAGGACTTTGGCAGATAGAGATAGTTACCGGCACTTCTGATAGCCATAAAATGCTAAGTCGTGTTAAGATGCAGGTACAAAATAACGTAACTGAAGTCACAGACAATAAAATAGCATAATGTTCTTACTTAACGCTGAAACTGAAATAGTATGGGAACTTGGCCCTACAGCCACTCCACCGGTGGTAACCGATCTTGATCTGTCGATCATAGATCCTTCAGGCGCCTCTACTTACACAGATAGTGCAATTGAAGCCGGTAGATTCCTGGCACCTACTGATACTCTGCCAGGTTACGCATCATACTTATTCACTCCCACAGCAGAAGGTATGTGGAAAATACAGCTTACAAAGGGCACTTCAGCGTCATTTGTAATACTCGATAAGGTCGAGATGCATGTATTTGATAATACCAGGGTGTCTAATCCACTCAAGTACATGATCAATACGGTACCTGATGAAAAAAGCCTTACACAGCCCGGAATTTTAATACCTGTTACCGGAACAATAAGATGGTATCCAACAAGAGATATCTACATTAGAGAGATATCACTGAATCTTGGGGTTGCACCTCAAGGCAGAAGTGCTATCATTGATGTTAAGAAAAACGGGTCATCTATGCTTGCAAGCAAGTTTGAGATAGCTGAGTTCGAGCATAGGGGCACACCTAAGATGCCAATTTACCCGGTAATTACTGTAGATGACTATATTACGGTAGATGTTATACAAAGAGGGAGCCAAGTATTTGGTGGTGACCTATTTATAAACTTTAAATACGACTAAGGAATAACAGATATGTACGCAAAAATAAATTACAGCGGAGATGCAGCTAACGGTGCTCAATTATTGCTTGCTGACATAACGTCACTCTTAACAGGCGAAACTGTCGTAGGTAACCTGACAGGAGTAATTGCTTCTGGAGTCATCAACACAGACTACACAACTGTAGCTTACACGTTATTTGATGATATCGATGCAGACACAAAAATCTTCCGTATCCCTATTCATGATGATCCAACAAACCAATTCATGTATATGGAACTATTCACTTATGCTACTGACGAAATCCACATACGTCTTTGGTCAAC